AAAAGTACCATGTATCGTCTGCCGTGTAGGAGTCTGCCGTTGTGAAGAGGACAGTATCATCTTTGAGGCGAAGAGAAATCGCATTGTTATTATCTGAATAAAGCGTGTATCCGTCCCCGCTTCCGTGAGCGTCCGTTGTTGTTGAAATGAAAGTATTCTTTGCGTGATTACTTCCTGTCGTGTATAGCGAGAAATCAAACTTCCCGTATGCCTGAGTACTCGTAACGTATGAAGTCCCTGCCGAGGAATTCAAAAGAGTCCGAGTGTCAGATTGTTGGTCGCTTTCCGCGAGTGTCCATTCTCCTATCTTTTGTGGAGAGTAGGGCATTCTAGTAGGGTCAAGTGCTGGGTCTATCTTCGCACTCTCCTTTACTTCTTTGACTATTACGTTGTCGATTGAACCTACAAAATCTATACTTCCAAAAATATATAATGTTCCATTTGATGTCGCAGTTGTTGTGAAATCACCAGTTGCTGTTCCACTACTACCAGTGGTTATTGTTCTGTGGATATTATATGAACCGTCATGTGTCCTTAATCCAACATCACCAGCTGAACGAGTCCAATCGAACGAGTATCTGTATTTTTTACTTACATCAACTACTGATGCTTGAAATAAAGCGGAGTCTCCAGACTGGCTACCATTACAATTTGCCGTGCCTCCACTAATTGTCCACCCTGCTTCCTTCGTCCAATCCGTATCAGTATAAAACTCACCATTCGTTACCAAATCCCCTCCGCTATAAATTATACTGAAAGCCGAAGCTGTACAGATTGTTAGAATCCCGAAAGCCAGTATTAAAAGTTTTTTCATTTTAGTTGTCGTTACATTGCGATGTAGCCACCCAAAGAGACTCCCCTGAATCCCACATATAACTTATTGTATCGTTAGCACCGAGTACACAAGATACTCCTCCCGGATTTGCTGTATTCACCGCGTCCGCGATTGTTACCGTGTTCGTGTCATGTGTCCCCTGAATGATTACTATTTGCCCGTCAGAAGCTCCGTCTTCAATTGCGGGGTCGGTATCCAATACTGCCGCTCCTGCGTCACCTGCTACCCTTACAATCGTGTTGTCGATAGTAATTGTTGAGTCGTCAGCTCTTGCTTGGTCTGCACTCGGAGTGTAGGATAATGTTCCATCTAATTCGAGTGTTGTGCTTGGTGTTATCGTCCCGATTCCAACCTCTCCAGTTGTTGCTATTGTCATTGCTGTTACTACTGCACCATTCCCTCTTGTGAAGAATGTTAAATTTGAATCGGAGCTTGTCGGAGAATTTGTACGAGTAGATCGAATCTCTGTGCTATCAACCGTAGCAGATGTAGAATTTGTGAAAACTAAAGAAGCATATGAACTAGTCGTACTCGCCTCTGATTGTATCCGAGAAATAATATTCCCGCTCCCTGATACATGAAATGTACCGTCTGGTGCTGTTGTACCAACTCCTACTGATTCATTCTGAATCCCTCCCGAACCGTCCGCTTCTGCGTACACCGTTAGAATATCAGTCGCGTCTACCGCAAAATTGTACCCTTCAACCGTTCCTGATCCGGGTGTTGCTGTAACTCCCATATCAACAAGAGTCACAAGCCCTGAATCGTCAGATAAATCGAGCGTTCCTATATTTATTGCTGTACCGAATTCTATTTCATCGTCAGAGTTTACTTTCATCGCGTTGATAGTTCCTGTAGTAGCTACGTCTGTCCAAGTGAGCCACATATCATTTGCGGCGATTTGTACATAGGAAACAGTGTCCTCTACGAGTCGAATCATTTCTTTTCCTCCTGCGATGAGGGAGAGTTGGTCGTTAGCGTTATATCCGATTCCTGTGTCTTCATCGTTTCCTTTCGGAACAAATACAGGAAGAGTAGCAGTGGCATCAACATTCTTTATTTCAAATCTTGTTCCAGCCGCACCACCAAATGTTGCCCCTGCAAGACTCCACCGATTAAGCCCATTAAGGGCAACGTTAATCGTATTATCCGCACTTTCATAAAATCCTGTGTCTCCATCTCCAAAAGAAAGAGTCGGAGTTGTAGCCGCACCCAAAACACCCGTAGAGAGAAGTTTGACCTGTGAGCCCACTGTATCGACTGTAAATATGTCTCCCGCATCTCCATCCTTCCGGACAAGTAAAGCCTCTGTGTCGTCAACGTCGATTGTAATTGCCCCTGTTGAAAGACCGCCGATTGTGGCGATAGTTGTATCAATATCATCTGCCCATATTTTATCCCATCTATCACTCGAACTACCGAGCGTATCAGTAGACGTTGTGGAAGTAATTTCTCCCGCAGCATTCCTTTGTAAAATATTATCTGCCCGGTTCGCGTATTCTGACGGAACGAAGCTACCATTAATAGCAAAAACTGTTCCCATTAAGAGAACTCCGAACCCGAGTAATAAAAATTTCTTCATTTTTTCAAAGTTATCTGCATTGTAATGTCTCCGTCAACTGCTCCTGCCCTAACAAATCTCAATGCTCTCATTCCTGAAACATTCTGTTGCCAGAGGTTATTATCTGCTGCAAAAGGGTTTACCCCTGAATTATCCGTCAAAGTAAACCATTGCCCTGCTATCGTAGGCGCGGGGAGAACGGAAACCTGTACTGAAATTGTGTCTGCTGCGATCCCCGTTGAACTCAGTCCAACCCAGGAAGCACCCGTGAGGTCATGAATCCCCGAAGTATCAAGGTCTGCTGTCAGTTCGTAAGTATAAGTTGCCTTATCCAACTTTGAGCTAATGAATGTCTTTGTTACTGCGGCGTGTGCTATAAAAACAATACCACAGGTTAAGACGAGTGCGAGAGCGAGTAATTTAAACTTTTTCATGTTTAGAATTATAAATTTTTAAAGCCTGTTCAAAACTTTCTGCTTCAATTCTAGTTCCGTCCTCCATTTCGTACAACTTTTTTTTTGGAGGACGAGATTGTACCATTTCAATCATCTTGTGTAGATTTTAGAAAGTATCTGTATTGTCATCACTGCTTCCGCTGTTGGGAATTCGCGATCGACATTATAAATATAGTTTGTGGCAATTTCTGCCCGCAATGAATAATCCGAATCGGAGTCAAGACCGGATCGGATTGTTTTTTCTATCGTGTCGCTTTTCAATTCGTTTGACGTTCCACTTATCCGTTCCTCCATAATCTTCCGCAATACCTGATTCGCAGAAACGGTATTCATATCTGCGTTCATGTAATCCCGGGCATCTAAAATCACAAGAATGTCGATTGTATAAATATCAAAATCCTGGGTGTTCGTTATTGTTTGTGTTTTCGTTCCTTTCGCTTCAACGATTATTGCCGGAATACTGTTTTTCGGTATAAGAAAAACATCCCCATTGTATATCTGCTGTATCCCTCGTGCTGTTTTCACGTTGGCAGTAAGCAAAGCGATTATTCGATCGATGATTCTGTCCATTACTTAAATAATACTTGCTCAGAATCGTTTTGCAACTTTATTCAAAAACTTGGTAAATATACGCATGATTTCGTTTCTTCGTGTTGCGTCAATCCTCATCATAATACGTCGAGGCAATTTCGTCCTTGCTTTATTGCTCTGGTGGAATTTAAAGTAATTAGTTTTGTTTGATATTTCTGCTTTGCTCGTTGAAACCTTATCTATAAAGCTCCTTCGCATATTTCCTGTCAATTGTAAAATTTTCCCGCTTCGTGGGTTTGCTAATTTCTTCCACGGTCTGCCAAGAGTAGAACCTTCTGAGTCAAAGTTATCGTCAATCACTCTTCGCAACAAAGAAGTCGATTCAGTAAGCGGTTGTATGAAATTACTTATTCCTCGTTGAACTCGCACAAATCCTGCGGCAAGTTGTTTTTCGCCCTGAATATCAATACTGATAAATGGTTTCATTAGAACTTTTCATTCATAGTTACCGCCGGATTGACAATTGTCGGCTCGTCCGGGTCGTCAAAATCAGAATTCAATGGAAATCCAGAAACAGCACTCAGTGCGGCTGCTATTAAAGCAAGTTCAACTCCTTCCGTATCAAGCAATAATATCTTTCCGGCTTTCAGGTTCTCAAGTTTCTTACGGATCAACTTGATCTTTGAGTCAGCCATGCGAAGCAAATCTCCTCCTTGCCCTTCGTATTGTTGAAGGAGCAATTCAGATGAAGCAAGCTGTGTCGCCAGTTCTACCAAGAAACTCTCAGCGGATGATCCTGTATAATTCGTATTATCAGAAAGAGGCACGACGTATCGCGCCCCCACGCATCCTTCTATCTCAGCATTGGCACTTTTCACATTCGGCTCGATATCAAGTGTGTTGTCGATGTCTGTGTTATTCAGAAACCCCGCCTCACGACGAGTCAGTGCAGCGGTAGTGAATATTTCTGCAGCCATCAGTTAAGGTGTTTCTTGAGCAAATCAAAATCTGGATGCTTTACATCAAGTTTGTGTCCTTTGTTGAAAATGATCCCTTTGTGCATGATGTTTTTCATGAAACATCCTTTTCCAACTTTCCCGATTGGTTTTACTTCCTCTTTCGGTTCATCTTTCTTTTTATCTGCTGCAGCTATTTTCTCATCCTCTTTTTTCTTGTTTGCTTTTTCCTCTACTGCTGCAATTTCTTCGTCATACTTTTTCTTCTCTTCTTCCGTCATTGCATCTATTTCTTCTTTTGTTTTGGCAGGAGCCTCGTTCTCCTTTTCGCCACCGATGCCGAGAAATCCTTTTTTCATTTGGATAAATTATGAAATACAATCCAATAATACTTACACAAAAAAATAGTGCAAGTTTCCCTGCACTACCTTTTAATTGCGATCAAATTTTACAATCCAGTCGTGTGTACTCGATATGAAATCTGCAATCGTCCTACTCCTACTGCTGTTCCAGGATCAGTGAATGCTGTTGACGCATTCGTGATGTCCAGACCCTTCCCCGATGTGGGTTGGTAAGAAGCTGCGAGTGGTTTCAAGATGTTCAACTCGTCTGTTGCAGAACCGAATGAATCGGTATTAGCTGCCACGGTAGAAACATCTGAACCGTCCTCCTCGATAATTGAAACATTACCACCTGCTCCGTATGTGGCTGTGTCCCGATCATAAACAAGGTTCGCTCCTAAAAACTCGATAACCTTACCAGTTTCTCCGGCGACAACCTCTACGGGTGCGCCATTCATGGCAAGAATGTTTGCCGCGGTTATGTCAACTTCGATCGTCTGTAGACTAGCGACGTTTCCAACCGTAACGAATGTACATGATGTGGCTGAACCTTCATTCACGAACAGTTGCGCTCCTGCTGCTGCGTCGGTGTCAACATACTCACAACCTACTGCGAATCCTGAACCCCCGGCTGTTGGGGCGGCTACTGTTCCTGAACATTCAGAAACATTGTCCTGATAATCTCGTTCAAGAACTCGGATTGATTGTGAATTGATAGTCTCGACGTTTCCTATTTCTCGCAAGACAGCAGTCGCAATTGTCCCGCGAAAAAATTTTTGTAAATAACTCATTATTTATAATTAGAAAGTATTTTACTATATGGTCAAGAAATTACCTGATCCAATAAATATGAAGCATCGACCATCAAGATTTTATCCTGAAACGCCCAATCCAAACGCTGTAAAATTCCGTTGTCCCCAATAGGTTCTCGACGTGATGATACTCGTTTATTTTTTCCTTTCATCTCGAATCGGTATCCGAAAGATGGCGTGTGAAGTGATGCTTTGTTCGGTGCGTAGTAAAGACCGAAATCATCTGACCACATTTCTCCCGTTGTGAGAGTTGCTTGTCCTTCGAGTGAAGTGGCTTTGATTGCTGTACCAACGTGTACAACCTCAATGCCAAGATGTTCTTTGATGATCTCTATTACGTCCATCTTGCTCAATACTGCAATTCTACCTCCCCCGCTCTTACGAGCAACGAACTGTGGATGAGTTTTGAGTTTTGAGATAACAGGAGAATTTGTCCATGCTTTGTTTGGTCGTCGACCAATCTTTACACGCATTGCTTCTGCTGCTGTTTCCATATCTCCGAGTGGATCAGATGTTGAATCGTCCCACAAAGTTGATGGCGTTGCAGTATTGGTAAGAATTGATGCATCTGCCAATGCTGTTGCAAGTCCTGCTTCCATCTCGTTGTTTCGAGATGCTTCAAGAATTGTCAATGAGTCCATTTTTGCGTCAAATGGTTTCTCAAATTGATCAACAATACGATCGTCAGTATATTTTGACAAGTCGTGAAAATCGATACGATAAGCTGTATCGTTTGTTTGTTTGTACTCTATACGGTGTTGTCCTTCGTCCCCAATGGCACGAATTGATTCGTAAATACGTAGATGTGACGCGTCGTCGAATTCTCCGATAACTCCTGTCTCTTTCGCCAAATTTGGGATTACAGGAAAGATTTTATCGTGGATAAACTCTTCGTTTGTGATTGCTAACGAAATGTTCGTAAGCTGCGAATCTACGCGTCCGGTTCCAAGTGTTGGAAATGGCATGGTAAATAGTTTTGTAAGAAATAAAAAATTATACAGACATCGTCCCTTGAATTGCTTCAACAGCGATAAGATCTCCTGAAACTCCCTCCTCTAATGCAACAGCACATGTGAATTTCTTGTCTGTTGTGTTTTTGTCCAACGCCCCACCAGTTGATGGTGCGAGGTGATCTCCTGCTTCTACTGTACCTACTAATTTTGCTTTTGTTCGTCCAGACAGAACGATTACACCAGTTGTTTCGTTTGTGCTTCCGTCGCCAGCAGTAACAAGAATAAATCCTTGTGTATTACCGTCTGCAACATTATTCACAACATTTCGATCTGTTCCATCGAAATCAACTGCGTAATATTCTTTGTCAGACAAATCAGTATCAATACGAACTGATTGTGTTTTAATCGATCCTGTGATCGGTGCGGTTGAAATATCACCCATGTTAAATGGTTTTAAAAATTATGATAACTCACGAGTAAAGTGAGCGATGTGTTCAGCAAGCGTTTTTGACTTATCTGCCAAATGTGCTTCCTGTGCTAATTTGTTGATCTGTGCGATCTGTGCTTCTGCTGTTTTAGCTTCTGAGGCGATGCTTCCGATCTCGGAAAAATCAACTTTAACTGGCATTCCTTCGAGGTATTCCAAGAATTTTGCTTGATTCTCTTCGCTCCCCTGCGCGAGTGCCATTGCTACTGTTTCAGCGGAATCTTTTGCAAGAATTTTTCCTTCTTCTGCAAGTTTTTCCACTTGTGCTGTAACTACTTCTGTCCGACGTTCAAGACTTAATTTGTCCATCTGTGATTGAAGAGCTTTTGAAAGTGTTTGAGATTCTTTCAAATCAGCGGCAAGTTTTGAAACCTCTGTGTTGTTTCCTGCTTTTGCTGAAAGCTGTACTTTCAAGTCAGCATTCTCTTTGCTCAAATCCTCCTCTTTCTTTGTAGCTTCCTTTGCCACCTCCTCTTCTTTTGCTGCGTTCTCTTCTGCAGTTTTTTCTACTGCCTCTACCTCTGCGGCTGCTTCTTTTGTTTGGTCTTCTTTCTCAAGATTATCAAACATTGACTTTAGAATGTTTGCTTCGACTAGAGAAACTTCTTTGTTCCCCTGCAAAGCTGCAAGCAATTGTTTAAATAAGTTCATTTCTGAATTATTAGTAAATATAAAAATACCGTCGTCGGTTGGGTCAATATCGCTAAGTGCCACAGGTTTCATCCCGGGGACAAAGGGTATATTGGTTAACGCCGCTCCAAGTAACACGTTTCTGTACACCTCTTGTGTCTCTACATTCTGCCAATTGGGTGCAATCTCAGCAGATATAAACCGAAGCTCCTCGTCAGCAATAACCTGTCCCCCTTTTGGAGTCCATCGAGTTTTTGCCTCAAGGTGTTTCCCTTTTATTCGTAATTCAGTAATCCACCCTGCAGCAATTGAATATGATTCGTGGCTGTAGTTGAATTGCAATTCGTTTGGTTTGAGGTTCAACACGTTCGCATTGAAGTTCTCAACCATTTCCTCTAAATCTTTTTTTGTAATCTTAACCCCACGCCTTGATTCACTCGCATCGATTACGCGGAGAATCTGTTGCCACTTTCCTTCCTCCGTTTGGAGCTTGAAAGCCATGAGTTGAATCTTTTTGTTTTTCATTTTTCAATGTAAGATATTGTGATTGTATTCTGTCGAACTACTTCTCGTCAATTATTTTTTTAGCGGGTGTTCCTTTTATGTTCGTCGGAGTTTTCGGTTGAATCGTTTTGAATGGGTTCGGGCTAATCTTGTCCACTACGCTTTTCGGTGGTGGGTTCAATGATGGCTGTTCTGTTTGTTCTTTTGAGATTGCCAAAATCTGACTTCTGCAATTCGCATGAGTCGGTGGCATTGGAAGGTCTGTCAATTTCTCAGTAACACGTCCGTCGAGCGAAAGGCAGGTTGGGGATGTTCGATCGTCCAAAACCGCGCTGTATTGATACCGTGAAATATCTTTCTTAAACTTTTCATACGTCGTGGCTCGTCCGCTGTTGAGCATTCCTGTATTTGAAAGCCCTGCGAACAACTGATTCTGTCGTGTTTTGATAGAATTCAATCCCACAATAACCGCCCCCATTATTTCAGAGTCTTTCAATCCCTTTGATTTCCC